AACTGGTGCAGTAACTGGTAACGTAACTGGTAATCTAACTGGAGACGTAACTGGTGATGTAACTGGTGACGTAACTGGTAATCTAACTGGTGATGTTACAGGTGATGTAACTGGTGACGTAACTGGTAATCTAACTGGTGATGTTACAGGTAACGTAACAGGTAATATTACTTCAACTGGTACAAGTACATTTACAACTATTGATGTAAATGGCGGTGCTGTTGATGCTACACCAATTGGTGCACAAACACCAAGTACAGGTGCGTTTACAACAATTAGTGCATCCGGTACTATTACTGGTGACCTAAACGGTTCGCTTGAAGATGTAAGTGACTTTGTACACTTCCATGCAACAGTACAAGTTGTAAGTTCAAGTGAGGCAACTAATAACGCTTCTAGCTCAACAAACTATACGTTTAGTGATCTAAGTACAGCGTTAACGTATCAAGTATACTTGAACAGACTATTACTTCGTCCTACAGAATTCTCAGTGAGCGGTAGTACATTAACTATTAACTCAGGTCTATTAGACGAGAACGATGAAATCGAAGTTGTTGGCATGAAGCACGCCAACGCATAATATAACTAACCAAGTCTAGGAGGAGCCATCCTCCTAGACGTCCGTAACAGGACATTAATATAACAGAAGTTATTTTTTCGTGTTAGTTAAACCAAAAGGGGAAAGAAAATGGCAAGAAAACTACGTGGTGGAGGTTCTACTAGTAAAAAGAATCTTGACAGAACAAAAAATTATAAACTAGACTCCGACGGTGATATCGTCGAAGTTTCTGGTACTCCGGGTGATGAAGACATTATCTTTAGTGGTAGTAAATCTAACCTAAGACGTATGGCTGATCTAGAGCGTAACGTTTCTATTATTGCTGCTAAGTTGTTTACAAACGACGGTGGATCAAGCGATGCGGACGATAGTTCATTCGACCGAGTTGAAAAGAACGCAGTACGTTTTAAAGATAACATTCGTGTTGATGGAACAACACAACTGAATGATAACGTTGACATTTTAGGTCAAATCACAATTAGTGGTCAGACTACAATAGGTGGCGGCTATGGTTCAACAGGTGTTACACTGTCTTCAGACGGTGACCTTAGCATGGATGGTGCTTTGGTTGTTGATGAAGGTGCTACTTTTGGTGGCGCTTATGGTTCATCTGGTATCACAATTACATCTGCTGGTGCACTTTCTGCAGACGGCAGAATTACATCTGATACTGGTTTTACAGGTGACGTAACTGGTGATGTAACAGGTAACGTAACAGGTAACGTAACAGGTAATGTTAACGGATCAATTGGTGCAACAACACCAAGTACAGGTGCGTTTACAACAATCAGTTCTTCTAGTAACGTAACAATCGGTGGTACTCTAGGTATTACAAGTAACCTTACTGTTGGTGGTAACTTAACAGTTAGTGGAACAACAACTACAGTTAATACTGAAACTATTAACCTAGCAGACAACGTTATCCTTGTTAACTCAAACGAGACTGGCGCTCCTTCACAGGACGGTGGTATTGAAGTTGAGCGCGGTACAAGTGCAAACGTAAGTTTTGTATGGGACGAGACAGATGATCATTGGACAACAAAAGCACAAACATTAGAAACAGGACATCTAATTCCTGCAGCAACTAATACATATGATATTGGTGCAAGCGGAATGATTTGGCGTGACCTATATCTAAGTGGTAGCACAATTAAACTAGGTGGTGCAACTCTTAGTGCTTCAGGTTCAAACCTAAGTCTAGGTTCTGGTGCGTTTGATCTAAGTAACAGTACAACGGCAGATCTAGCAGAACACACTGACTACAAATACTACACAGATGCAAGAGTTCGTTCACATATTACAGGAGCAACACTTGATATGGGTAGTAACGATGTTACTACAACAGGTAAAATGCTTTATAGCAACGTTTATAGCTCAACAGGTGATTTACCAAGTGCTTCAACATATCACGGTATGTTTGCACACGTTCACGGTACAGGCCAAGCGTATTTCTCACATTCAGGAAACTGGGTTCAATTAGCAAAACAAAATCAAAGCCCGGTAATTACACTTGGTGGAGATTTAAGTGGTTCTGTAACAATGACTAACTTAGGTAGCGGTACACTAAATGCAACTATCAATTCTAACTCGGTTGCATTAGGTACAGATACAACAGGTAACTATGTTGCGGGTGTCGCAGCAGGTACAGGTATTGATGTATCTGGATCAGGTTCAGAAGGCGCAAGTGTAACAGTCAGTATCGAATCTGACCTACGTGATCTGACCTACGTTGGTAATACTGGTGGTGAGTTTATCCACTTTGATAACGGCAACGGTCTAATGCGTTTCTACGTTAATAGCGGCGAAGATATGCGTTTGGATGCAAGTGGTAACTTATACTGTGATGGTGATGTTACAGCATATTCAACAACTATTTCATCAGATATGAAATTGAAAGATAACATTGAACCAATTAAAAATGGTTGGGAAGTAATTTCTCAGATCGATGGTGTAACTTGGAACTGGAAAAAAGACGGTACTAAGTCTGCTGGTGTTATTGCTCAGACAATCGAAAAACACGCTCCAGAACTTGTTAAAGAAGTTCCTGGAATGGATGGCGAAGAAGGTCATAAAGCAGTTAACTATGATGGTTTACATGGCTATATGATTGAAGCAATGCGTCATATGATGGATCGTATCAAAGAGCTTGAAAGCAAAGTTGAGAAACTTGAAGGTCATAGTCACTAATTTTAATTAGTTACTAATAATACTATAGAAGAGGAGCAGAAATGCTCCTCTTTTTTTATAAATACATTATAGCATAGGGAATTCGGATAAAATGGCTTTCAGAAAGATAGACCTTCAACAACTTGAAACAGATATTGCAGATATTCAAGATCCATTAGTATTACTTAATCACGGACAGTCAGGAAATAATACCAGGGATTTAGGTTTTATCATGGAGAGAGGCTCATATGATAATGTAGGTATTATTTGGGACGAAAGCTCTGATGAGTTTGCACTAGTTACAACAACTGATTCCGGTGCAACTGTTGGTAATGTAACAATTTCTTCATATTCAAATTTACAAGCAGGAACAGTCACAGCCTCAAGTTTTGTTGGCCCATTAACAGGAAATGCAGATACTGCTACTGCCCTTGCAACGGTACGCACAATTGCTGGTCAAAGTTTTGATGGGTCTGCAAACATTGCTATTGCTAGTACAGATCTAAGCAATACTTCTAATATTACTCTAAATAATGCAACGCAAACACTCACTAATAAAACATTGACTACACCTGTTATCAGTACAATTAGTAACACAGGTACACTAACACTTCCAACTAGTACTGGTACTGTTGCATTAACAAGTGATATTACTTTATCAACATTAAGTATTACTGCCACAGCCTCAGAGATAAACGAGTTAAGCGGTGTTACAAGTAATATTCAAACCCAATTAGATGATAAACTATCAAGTAGTGGCGGCACTATATCAAATAATCTTACGGTCACAGGTAACTTAACAGTTAATGGTGTAACAACCACAGTTAATAGTACGGTAGTTGAAATTGCAGATCCTATTATGACACTTGGATCAGATGCAAGCGATGATAATAAAGATAGAGGTATTGCTTTTAAATGGAATTCTGGAGGAAACACTAAAGTAGGTTTCTTTGGTTACGATGATAGTGATGGAAAGTTTTCATTTATCACTGATGGAAATGTATCAAATGAAATTACTAGTGGCACGTTGGGAACAATTAAAGTCGGTGGGATAGATTTAGACGGAACAACTATTACAGCGACAGGAACAGAACTTAATTATGTTGATGGAGTTACTAGTAACATTCAGACACAGATAGATGGAAAACAATCTCCTCTAACACATAATGAAAACAGCAGTCCGTATGTAATTACAACATCTGATGCGGCAAATAATTCAAGTAGCACATTGGCCATAAGTGCAAGTACACTGGGTTTTAATTTAACTGGTGCAATTAGTTACACTATTTTTATTAACAGATTATATTTAAGATCAAGTGAAGTAAGTGTTAATACTAATAACGGTACTTTAACATTTTCAACTGGAATTTTAGACGATAGTGACGAAATCGATGCTGTGTGGATTACATAAATAGTATAAAGGGGAATAGTTATGGCATTTAAAGTTGGTAGTCAAACAGTTATAGACATAGACTCCACCGGTGCGACACAGATACAAAGCCAAGGTGGACACGATATTGCTTTATATCCTGATAGTAATGTCTGGATTAAAGAAGGCACCAAATTAATTTTTGAAGGCACTGTTCCTGATAACTTTGAAGCAAAACTTCAAGCCACATCAGTTACAGCAGATAGAGATATTATTTTGCCTGACGAAGATGGCACTCTCGCTACACAAACATACGTCACAAACGCAGTGACTGGCGGGACATTATCGAATACTGATGCACTTGCAGAAGGTTCAACAAATCTTTACTATACAGACGCAAGAGTAGATGCTAGAATAGGAAGTGCTGGTGCTAATCTTGATCTAAGTGGAAAAACAACTACAGATCTAGCAGAAGGCACAAACTTATATTATACAGATGCAAGAGTAGACGCTAGAATTGCAGGCAATACTGGTAGTAGTCTAGATTTAAGTAATAAAACAACTACGGATTTAGCAGAAGGTAGTAATCTATATTACACAACCACAAGAGCAAACACAGATTTTGATACTAGACTTGCAACAAAAACAACAGCAAATTTAACCGAAGGATCAAATCTTTATTTTACAGATGAACGTGTTGATGACCGTGTTGCCAATTTATTGGTTGCCGGTACAAATATTACATTATCATATGATGATGCGGCAGGGACATTAACAGTTAATGCTTCATCTACTGGTGGTTATGATTTAAGTTCAAACACAACTACAGATTTGGCAGAAGGCAGTAACTTATATTATACAGATGCTAGAGCAGATGCTCGCATTACAAACGCATTGGGTGGCAATGTTATTATTGGCGGAAACCTAACAGTTAGTGGAACAACTACAACTGTAGATTCAAATACGGTTAACATCGGCGATGCAATGATTACACTAAATGCTGATGAAACAGGAACACCAAGCCAGAATGGCGGAATTGAAATTGAACGTGGTACGAGTACAAATGTACAAATACGTTTTAATGAAACATCTGATGCATGGGAATTTACAAATGATGGTTCTACTTATATAGAATTAGGAACATCAGGAACATTTACTGGTAATACAGATGGTGTAAACGAAGGCACAAATAACTTATATTATACAGATGCGAGAGTAAGAGCCGCTGTAAGTGCTACAACTGGCTCGGCAGGATATAATGGTTCTACAGGAGCATTTAGTATTCCAGCAAATACATCTCATATTTCTGAAAGTGGAAACCTATACTATACAGATGCAAGAGTAAGAACACATATTGAAGGTGCAGATCTAGATTTAGGTTCAAATAAAATTAAATATTCAAATGTTTATAGCCAAACAAGTGATTTACCATCCGCTTCAACATATCACGGTATGTTTGCACATGTACATGGTACAGGTAAAGGTTACTTTGCACATGCAGGAAATTGGGTAGAGTTAGCAAATCAAAGCAACATACCTACCAACAATAATCAGTTAACGAACGGAGCAGGGTATGTTACAAGCTCTGGTGTTACAAGTGTAGCAACAAGTAATGGTATAACTGGTGGTACAATTACTAGTACAGGAACATTGAGTATGAGTGGTTCGTACACTGGTACGTTCAGTGTTACTGGTGAAATTCGTGCTACATCAGACGTTACAGCGTATTACAGTTCTGACGAAAAATTAAAAGAAAACGTAGTTGAAATTGATGATGCGATAAATAAAGTTAAGCAAGTTCGCGGCGTTGAATTTGATTGGACTCAAGAGTATATAGATGCAAAAGGTGGCGAAGATAATTACTTTGTCCGTAAGCACGATGTAGGCGTTATTGCCCAAGAAATTGAAAAGGTTTTGCCCGAAGTGGTAGCAACCAGAGAAGATGGTACTAAAGCAGTGAAATACGATAGAGTGGTAGCATTGCTAATTAGTGCAGTCAAGGAACAACAAAAACAAATAGAAGATCTCAAAGAAGAGATCAATAATATCAGGAGTTAAACATGGCATTACCAGCAACGGGTAACCAAATTAGTATTGGACAGGTTAGAAACTACTTTGGAATGAGTGGTGAGAAAAGTTTATATAGTTTAGGTACATATATTTCACCTAACGTAACATCAAACATTCAACTATCAGCAACCTTCGGTGGCTGGCAGAATCCTAACTCAACAGGCGCTAGTTAATAGTTTATGTCAGCAATGTTAAATTAAGTACTTGACATTGCTGACTTTTTATACTATAGTAAATATTGTATAGTAGAATTTACTTAAATCACAGGAGATAAAAAACATGAGTATTCGTACACGTTTCGAAATCGAAACATTTATGCTTGGATCTCATCCTACACTTGAGCGTAAAGCACAAGCAATTAAAACAGAATTAGACCAAGCAAAAGAACAAAATCATCCAGACCTTCCTATTATTCAGGCAATCTATGATGATTTTGCAAAAGAAAATGATGTTGATGCTTTAATTGCAAACATCGAAGCAACAGAAGAAGAATATTGGGTACAGAAATTAGGTCGTTTAGCGGCTATTGATGTTCTTACTATCGGTAAAGTACAGCCAGAGCACATGGCTTATATTAGTGCATTGAATGATGAAGCATTTGCTGCTACTGTTAAAACAGCGGTTGCATTGGCAAAAACTCTTAACGAAAGTGTTCGTGATATTGAAGCAGAACTAAGCACTGACTTAATTCAGGAATAATTTTATAATGGTAAGCATACCAAAGTTCCACTATAGTGTGGATAAAAATGCTAAGGTTGCAATTTGCGTTCCTGTGCGTGACCTTGTAACTGCTAAATTCACTTATAGTCTTGCCATGCTAACAAAAAAGTGTGGCGAGACTAATAAAAAGATATCCATACATATGAATATGGGAAGTGAAGTTGCAATGCAACGCCAGCAGTTAGCAATGGAAGCATTAGAAACAGATTGCACACACATATTATGGCTTGATAGTGATATGACATTTCCAACACATACTATACAGGCTTTACTATCACATGATACAGATATTGTAGCATGTAATTACAGTACTAGAGTTCCTCCTTATAATCCTGTTGCATTTATGGACGTAAATAACTTAGAGTATAGGGCATATGATGGCACAGGCTTACACGAAATTGCCGCAGTTGGTATGGGGTGTATGTTAGTAAAACGTAATGTTTTTGAAACAATGGAAGCGCCATATTTTAGTGTCATATGGAACGACGATTATACCAATCTAATTGGTGAAGATTTTTACTTTTGTACAAAAGCGAAGGACGCAGGGTTTAGTGTTATGTTAGATAAAGATTTAAGCAAACATATAACTCATATTGGTACAAAAGAATTTACTATTAAAGGCGAATAATAATGTTAAATTTTGGAAGTGCAAAAGGCAGTATGCTAGAGTTTAAAGGTCAAAGTGTTGTTACGCCTTGGGATAGATTAAAGAAACATATTTTTGAAAGTTATCCAGTTTACAGTGGTCCACGTATTGATGGTTTTGATAATCTTTTACTTAAAGGTTTAGAATATCAAAAAGAATCTGAAATGGTTTGGATTATTGATGAAAATGCAATCGAAATAGAAAAAGCAACTTTAAGAGAAGAATTCCCTTGGCACTATAGACCTAATGGAGACGGACTTAACTTTATACACGAGTTTCCTAGATCAGGTAAACGAACAGGCCGCTCATACTCGTGGGGCGATATTAAACTAGTACCAACTGGTGGATATGCACATGGGTATTTAAAAAATAAAATTATAGGAACAAATCATGATGCTGACTTTGACATCTTTATGATTAGTTTCCACGAAGCAGAAGCAGATAGAAATTTTGCAAAATTAAAAGAACGTTTTTCTGATGCACAACATGTTAAAAATGTTGAGGGTATTGGTGAAGCACACAAAGAATGTGCCAAACGTAGTAAAACCGATATGGTATACATTGTAGACGCCGATGCAGATGTGCTAGGTTCTTTTAAGTTTGATTATATTCCTCCACTTGCTAAACGTAGCAATACAACATATGTATGGAGTGCTCGTAATCCAATTAACGGATTAGAGTATGGATACGGGGGAATTAAACTGTTTCCAAAACAACAGTTATTAGAAATGGGACATAACCTTCCTGATTTTAGTACAGGAGTTGCTTTTTATCAACCAGTAAGTGATGTTAGCAATGTAACAAACTTTAATAAAGATCCTTATAGAACTTGGCGTAGTGCATTTCGTGAGTGTGTTAAACTTGCGAGTAAGGTTAATCCAAACCAAGTAGATAAAGAGACTATAGAAAGGCTTGAAGCGTGGACTACAATTGATAATGGTGCTCGTTTCGGTCGTTATTGTATTAAAGGTGCTTTAGAAGGTAAAACATATGGTGAAGAAAATAAAGATAATGTAGAAGCGTTAAATAAAATTAATGACTTTGAATGGTTACGTGAACAATTTGTTGAAAGTATGAAAAAACGTATTAGTGCAGACTAAAGCGTATCTAACCAATTTAAACCATCCTCTGAGGCATTCTCGAGGGTGGTTTTTATTTTTGTAACTATCTCTTTATTATATAATTGTGCTTTGACCCCAGGATGTAACGGTCTAGGCCAATTTCCTATTTTTACCCAACAGTACCCATCACTCTCATTATTAAGTATAGGCAAAAATTCCTCAAAAACGGCAATGATGAATGTGTTATATTCAAAACGTTTATCAGGACTTACAAATTGATTTAGTGGATATATTTTATTAACACTAGGCACAACGCCTAATTCTTCTTCACACTCTCTTAGTAGTGTTTGTACAGGTCTTTCTTTTGGTTTTGCTTTACCACCAAAAAACGCCCATGTACGAGGATGACTAGCATCACCGCTTCTTTGTTGTAATAGCACTCTTCCGGTGTCTATTGCTAGAAATAAACAACCTGATGCTCTTATTAGGTTATTTCTTTGAGTCATTTTAGAGATATAATCTCCAGTATCCTTTATTATATATTCCTTCGTAACTGTTTATCCATTGGGTTCCAGTCCATTCTAGTTGATTACCAGTAGCAATATTATTAACATATTGCTGGTTAGTTATAGTGTCAGCATCAAATGCTTTAATCCAACCTCCACCAGTATATTCAAGTATATCATTATTATCTGCTTGTATACCACTCCAGTAACCACTCAGTGGAGTTGACTGTGTTATTAGATATCTTTGACCAATAACTGCACCGGGTACAGAACCATCTCCAGGGTAATTGCTTTGAGGATTTAAAATAGCATCAATAGGATTCATTGTAGTAGTTGGCAACGTACCAGTATCAATTGTGACATCAAGTTTATTAGGATCAGTAGGATGAAAATCTAAACGTCCTATAATATCATTTGCTTTGTCACTTGGATCATTAGATTTTCGTAAACGTATTTGACTAATTCCTGGGCGTAATTCTCCAAAAGGTCTTAATTCATCAGCCCAATTTAGTGATAGTCCGGTATTAGGATTTAATGTTGTTCCTTGCTCTGTTAATAGAGAGGCTTCACTATCTTCAAATTTTAATTTTCTATCCTCTAATGTAATAATTGTATATTGCAATGTTGTAGGATCAAAAGGTTCTTGCTCTTTAAACGCATCTAAATTTTCATCATCTAAACTATATAGTTCATTAATGATATTGTATATAAGTTTTTGATGTTTAACCTTAGCAGGAGGATTAATGAATATAGGCATTGTAAATCCTAGTGTGGCAACATCAATGATATCATCAATACTACTACCTACACTTCTACTGCTCCATTGTGTTGTGGTCATTTCTACAAATGCTAATGCTGACCAATCGAATGGATTATTAGACGTTCTAATATTTAATGAAGGATTAAACAGTACCATAATTTGTTCCAATAATTGTAATTTTTGATCTGTATTACTTGTCCAAATATCACAATTCATTTCTAAATTATAAGGAACAGGTTGGTGTCTTTCTATAGTGTATCTATTACCTATTTCATTATTGTATTCACCAGTAACATCGTTATATTTCTTTTCAAATACTTGTACTTTGTCTACATGTTGTTGATCGGTTCTTCTTTCAGGAGCCATATTCAGATTAGTAACATAACAACTAATAAAAGGCACAGTATTCATAATATTTTCACTGTTTTCTCTAGTAATATGTGCAGCCATCCTATTAATATCACCATAACGTACAGGCACTGTTTGATATATAGGAAGTTTTTCTTCATCTAAACCCATCTGTACATTGAATCCGCCAAACAATCTAATAAATTGTTGAATATATCTGCGTATTTGTCTATCATAAAAATATTGTTGTGCCATTAGAAGTCCTCTTTAGGTTTGATAACTTTACTAATTGGTTGACGTTCTGGGAACTCTTGGTTATCAACAATTGTTGTACTTTCATTGTTAACAAACTGTCCAGCATTGTATGTTTTATCACTCCAGGTTTTGTCCATAATATTATCATATAATCTATGCCATCTACTACCACGAAATACAAATAAGCGATTTGGTTTAAAGTCTGTTCTCACAAAATACTCGCCATCATTTGGTTGTGTTGGGAATTGATCTCCACTTTGTAGTGTTTCACCATGTTCATAAACTTCTGCAGGTTCATCAACTCCAAATAAGTGGTCCTTTAATGGTAAGTTATTTGGATTTGCTTCTTCAGCCGATTTAATAATTGCCTCACTAATATTGATCTCTGTTTTATACATAGATATATCATTCTTTAGACTATCTGGATCATCAGCAGTCCCAAGTATATCACTGTATTCTTGTGTGTCTGTTAGTGGTGCAACTTTAACACGCCAAATATGTGGCATCCAAGTTTGACTAAACCCTTCACTACCACGAGCGGCATCCTGCACAACATAAAATTTATTAACAGCGTCTTTATCATAACTTAGTAATAGATCATCTCTTAAATGCGGAAGCTCTAAAACATCTCCTGGCATTAATCTTCTACCCATTTTTTCAACCATATCATTCATATGGAAAGTAATGAATAGTGTATCGTTTGTTAGGAACAGACCAAACTGAGTTAAATCAAAATCGTTATCGCTAACGTTATATACTCCTCGAAGTTCATATACATCAGGATCGTATTTACGATCTCTGTTTTCCATAAACAGTAAGTCTTGAACTTTGGTTTCGTTAATCCAACCTTCTGGATTAATTTCTTCTCCACTGAACAAATCTTTTTCTAAACCACTGCCATAGTTTGGCTCTGTAGCATCTTGTTGGCTTGCCTGTTCTTTAGGACCTAAGTACTTGTGTACGTGGATTGCAGTACCACCGATATCAAACTGTTCACGGATATTCCAATCCATAAATTTGTAATCGTTGCTTTTGTATGGTTTATATAAACTAAGTCTTGGCATAGATTTTTCCTTATATTGTATTTATGCGGTTGACAAGACTAAATTATGGCTATATAGTAAATATATAGCGTAAAATAACACAGGAGTTGATATATGGCTATTTCAGTACCACGCAAGTCTCGTAAACAGAAGCAAAGAGCGGCTATTCGTAAGAAGGGCCAATTGTATAGTGTAGATTGGGAACAATCTGAACAATGGGACGGCAAAAAATTTCATCATGAACGCGGTAAAGCATCCAGTGACCTATACAATAATGTAAAAGGCGCCGAACTTGTTTTGTTTACATATACATGGATGAAGAAAAATGGTTACACTGCTAATGAAATTAAGGCTGCCAAAGCAGGTACAATCACTCCTACAGTAGGTATATATGCTAAACTACTTCTGGATGGAATGCCAGACTTGCACAAAGCACATGCAGAATATTGGGATTCTCTTCCTGGAACAAGTGGCGAAATGAAGCCTACCACAGTTTTTGTTAAGGCATCTATTGATAAAGCAATTGCACAGGGTGCTCCGTTGGTAGAACAACGTGAGGCAGAGGCAAAGGCACAAGCAAAAGCAGAAGCAAACGTCTATAAGCCAACAATTCAAGAAGTTATGCGAGAAACTGCATATAGGATGACTGATCCTCTTGAGGAAATAATTGATGAGTTCATTACAACTCAAGATCCTAATGTAGTTAAAAAGTTTGATGCATATAAGGTTCTTGTTAAAGTATCAGCAAAAGCAAATCATGCTAGAATTATTAGAAACTATTACGAAGGTTGCTATGATGAAATGCATGAATTACTAAACATGCCAACTTCCACACAACGCAAAAAAATGACTGAGCATGAACAGGATATGCTAAGTCAACTTGAGGAAGGCTATGCTCATTATAGTACTGCTCAAAAGAAAGCGGCATACGAACTCTACAAGAAAATTATTGATGCTTGTGATATGATTATTACAACTCAGAAAGCCACTAAAAAACCGCGTAGGGTTAAAGAAAAAAGTGCAGACCAATTAGTTGCTAAACTTAAACTAAGAGCAACAGATACTGATAACGGTATTGCTAGTGTTAATCCAAGTGGACTAATCGGAGCGGTTTGTGCCGTAGTTTTCAACTGTAAGAATCGTAAACTTGGAATTTATGTAGCACAAGACGCTGATGGGTTCCAAGTAAGAGGAACTACATTGCAACGTTTTGATGAAACACAAAGTCTACAAAAAACATTGAGAAAACCAAAAGAAACGTTAAATGTTGTCAGAAAAACAACTAAAGCAAAGACTCTTAAGGAGTTTGGTGCATTAAAGACAACAGAAACAAAACTTAACGGTCGTTTCAATGAGGAGACAGTTCTTCTGGCAGTTTTTAAATAAATACTAGCACAGGAGAATAAGTATGTCCAAAAAAGATGATGCAATAAAAGAAATGGAGATCAGACTCGGCGGAGGAATGGTCGATGTCGAGTTAGATCCAGACCATTATGAAATTGCTCTTAAAAAGAGTTTCGAAAAATACCGTCAAAGAGCTGAAAATTCAGTTGAGGAAAGTTTTATATACCTGCAACTACAAGTTGACCATGCAGAATATACACTTCCCTCTGAGATAATCGAAGTGAAAGATATATACCGTAGGACAACCGGCGTTAGTAGCGGAACCGGTAATGACATTGAACCATTTCAAGCGGCATACTTAAACACTTATATGTTAGGCGCACACCGTCCTGGCGGACTAACAATGTTTGATTTCATGCACCAGTATAGAGAAACAATGGGTAGGCTTTTTGGGGCAGAACTATTGTTTACGTGGCGTGTTCAGGATCATAAACTTGTTATACATAGAAAGATTAAAGCAAATGATGATGTTATCTTGCATGTGTATAATCATAGACCTGATGAAAACTTATTAGAGGATCCATATTGTGGTCCTTGGATTAAAGATTATGCGTTTGCACATGCTAGGCTTATGTTAGCAGAAGCACGTGGTAAGTTTACACAAATTGCTGGGCCTCAAGGCGGCACAACAATGAATGCAGATCAACTTCGAACAGACGCACAAGCAGAAATTGATAAACTTGAGCAGGAACTTACACTATATAGTGAAGGGTCAACTGGTCTATCTTTTGTAATAGGATAATATATGAAAAAAATTGTTGGTATTTGTGGCCTTATTGGACACGGTAAGGACACCGCCGCTGGTTTCTTAATTGAACAAGGATACCAACGTATTAGTTTTGCGGGTGTTTTAAAAGATGCAACTGCGGCATTATTTGGATGGGATAGAATATTATTAGAAGGTAACACACCAGAGAGTAGAGTATTCAGAGAACAGGTAGATGAATGGTGGGCTAATCGTTTAGATATTCCAAATTTCACGCCTCGACTTGCATTACAACAAATAGGAACTGATGCACTAAGAAAACACTTTCATCCAGATATATGGGTAGCGGCATGTGAGCGCCAAATAGAAATGACTGATAAAAATGTAGTTATTTCAGATTGTAGATTCTTCAATGAACTAGATGTTATTAAACGTTTGGGCGGAACAACCGTTGTTGTTTGGAGGCATGAAAAACCACTGTGGTGGGCAACTGCATCCAACATTAACGAGAGTAAAACTAATAATGAACCAAACAATGCAATGCAAACAGTTTTTCCAGAAGTGCATCCAAGTGAGTGGTCATGGGCTGGCTGGAATTTTGATATTCAAATAAATAACGACTCTGACTTAGATAGTTTAAGAGACCAAGTCATACAAAACATCAATTAACTACATACTTAACTGCTTATCTACACTGTTTTACTGACATCCTTATAAATACATATAGAACGTAGTTCTAGCGGATTTTTTTAATAAGGAGACTCCAACATGGCAAATCTTGTTTCACCTGGCGTACAGGTTTCAGTAACAGACGAGTCAGTTTATGGCCCAGCGGGTGCTGGTACTGTTCCTATGTTGTTTATTGCAACAGGAGAGAACAAGACAGACCCAACTGGTACAGAAACTGATGGTATTGCAAAATATACCAAATCAGCCAATTCTGGACAACCAGTGCTAGTTACATCACAGAGAGAACTTACCCAATACTTTGGTAATGTTGATTTCCGTCAAGTAAGTGGTACAGTCCAACAAGGCGATGAGACAAACGAATATGGTCTATTAGCAGCCTACTCATTTTTAGGTCAAGCAGCGGCGGCATATATTGTTCGTGCAGATATTAACCTAACAGGCCTAAGACCAGCGACAGCAGAACCAACAGGTCCTGCATCAAATAATACATATTGGTTAAACCCAACAGGTAGTACTTTTGGTATTCACGAGTATACTGCTTCAGGTGCTTGGGAATTACAAACACCAACAGTAGAAGTAGTATCAACAGCGGGTTCAGCAACAGCGTCAGCATCGAATGCTGGTGATTACTTAGTTGAAATCATTAGTGATGCAAATGCTACACAAATAAAATATTATCAAGCATCTGGCGGTAACTGGGTTGCATTAGATAGTGGTTTTGGAACAGACGTAGATTTTGATCCTCACTATACTCAACCAGGAAGCCCAACAACTGGTGATGTTTGGATTAAAACAACAACACCTGGTAACGGTGTTAATTTAGACATTAGTCTATACACAACTGCTAGTGGATCTTTTATTTCACAAGCAGGTAGATGGGCAAACGAAGCCGCAAATATCCCAACGGGTATTGCAGGCGACTATAACCAAGACGGTTCAGCAGGTGCTGCTGCTCCACTAAGTGAAGGTCAAATTTGGTACAGTATTGATGATGCAAATGGTTTAATTGAAATCAAGCGTTATGATAGTGCAAATACACAATTTGATGATATTTCAACTAGTGCAAGTGTAGCAACAGGTGGTTATGTAATGAATGCAAGTTTAACACAACCAACCGGTGCACCTACAAATGGAACATATTGGTATGATCCAGATGTAAACGATCTAGATATTTTTGAATGTGCTATTGATAGCGGTGTTCAAAAATGGTTAAAAGTATCAGACGTACAATACACAACTACTGCTCCAACAACAGACAGTGGTGGTAACCCACTATCAGCAGGTGACTATTGGGTAGACACTGACGATGCTGGTTATCCGGCAATTTATAGACATAACGGTAGTACATGGGTCAAAAAGGACAACAGTGACCAAACAACCCCTAATGGCGTCGTATTTGGCGACATTATTGATACGGTAACTGCTCCAGCAGCGTATGTTGCTTCTGGTAATGTTCTACTAGGTGGTCCTAATCCACTAATTTACCCAACAGGTACAACAGCCGTTAATATGTGTCGTAGTGCTGGTGGTGTTCGTAAATATGACAGTTCACTAGCAACTGCATGGAAATGGCGTAATGCAGCAGGCAACCAAGCAGATGGCAGTGGTTCTTTTGGTAGAAAAGCACAAAGAAAGGCTGTTGTTGAAGGCATGCAGGCAAGTGCTTCAAGCTCAAAACTTCGTGAAGAAACAATTAACTTCCGTTTAATTGCATCTCCAGGTTATCCTGAGATGATGGATGAAATGGTTACACTAAACAGTGACAGAAATGAAACTGCATTTGTAATTGTTGATACACCATTCCGTATTAATGCTACAGAAGCAGTAAGTTGGGTTCAGGGCACAAATGCTACTGAAAACGGCGAATCAGGTCTTGTAACACAAAATACATATGCAGCAGCATATTATCCAAGTTGTTTAACTACAGATCCTGTAAGCGGTAAGAGCGTTGTTGCTCCTGCTTCACATACAGTACTGTATACATATGCTTATAGTGATAATGTAAGTTATCAGTGGTTTGCTCCAGCAGGTCTAACACGTGGTGTTGTACAAAACGCTACTAATGTTGGTTACCTAAATAGTGAAAACGAGTTTGTTGCTCTATCACTAACACAGGGCGACAGAGATGCAATGTATGAAAACAAACTAAATCCAATTGCACGTTTCCCAAGTGAAGGTATTATTGTGTTTGGTCAGAAGACACTGGCGGCAGGCGCAAGTGCTCTAGATCGTGTAAATGTTGCACGTCTAACAGCATACTTGAGAGAGCGTTTTGCAGTTATTGGCAGACCTTACTTGTTTGAGCCAAATGACTTAACTACAAGAGGTAATGCTAAGGCAACGTTTGATGGATTCTTGGCTAATATTTTAGCACAACGTGGTGTATATGATTTTGCTGTTGTTTGTGATTCAACAAACAACACACCAGCAAGAATTGATGCAAATGAATTATACATTGATGTTGCTATTGAGCCGACTAAGGCTGCAGAATTTATTTACATTCCAATTCGTATTGTTAACACAGGCGAATTAAGTTAATAGATAACACAAACAATAAAAGCGGGTGTTTTTAGACACCCGCTTTTTTTATGAGTTTTGCATAAATACTACTAGCAAAGATAAAGAATCATTTTTTGCTGACGTATTTTAATAAATACAAGTAGCAGAAATTTTAATAAGGAGATAACAAAATGGCTGTAATTACAAATTTCGGTGTCCCTACAACTAGCGGCAATGGTGACGGCGCTACATTAATGCCGAAACTACAATATCGTTTCCGTGTTACATTTGAAGGCTTAGGTGGTATTAACGAAGGACCACTAGTAACTCGTAACGTTATTAGCGTTTCACGTCCAACTATTGACCACGAAGATGTAACTATTGACACCTATAACTCAAAGATTCGTCTAGCAGGTAAACATACTTGGCAGGACATCACATTAACATTAAGAGATGACATTGATAGTAATGTTATTAAAGCTCTTGATACACAATTAAGTAATCAGGTAAACCACTTAACACAAACATCTGCAAAGTCTGGTGCAGAGTACAAGTTTAAAATGTACATTGAAACATTAGACGGCAGTAGTGCTATTGACGGCGAAGGCGTACTAGATAGATGGGAACTAGTAGGTTGTTTCTTACCAAACGTAGCATATGGAGATGTTAACTACGGTTCATCTGAGATGATTAATATCACAGCAACAATTCGCTTTGATAATGCATCGCATGAAATTAAGAGTGGCACCAATCAAACAACCGATACACTTTCAGCAGGAACAGTGAACGTCGGAGGACAACAATCAATTAGTACTACTGACGGCACAACTGGCTAATAGGTAGTTAAAATGGGTAGTTACTTAGGCGATTTAGCAACAGATGTTTATGGTATAACCAGTGCTAATTCTACAATACAGCCATTGACGCCTAGGATGCGATTCAATTTTACGGCAATATTAAACTTCACCGACGCTAATGGCGTTGGTGGAGGTTTAGTTATGAAACGTATACAGTCAGTTTCGATGCCGGGTACACAAAAACGCCAACAGGTAGTAAATCAATATAATAAAAAACGTATAATACATACTGGTGTAGATTATTCTCCAGTATCATTAGTTGCCTATGATGATAGATCAGGGCAGATAGAATCATTAATTAAGTCATATAACAAATACTATTTTCATAATGTATCTAACTTGGATGTACCTTCAGATGTAGATATATATGCTGATGATATTATTTCAGATACATTTTCAGGAACAAGAGGCTCTTCAGAAGCAGGTTTTAAACTAAGAAGTAATAGAAACTTTTTAAAGTCACTGGTTATTATGCGTAAAAATAGTGCAGAAGACGCCAACCTAATAATATTAAAGAACCCTTTTATATCCTCAATTGAGGGCGATACCTTAAATTATGGCGATAGTAATCCAGTACAGTACACATTTAACTTTGCATATGAAGGTTTTGAAATTCTAACAGGATCTCCCGCAGAGGACCAATTCCAACAAGCCATTTCAGTACTTGATGAGCAGGTATAATTTTAACTAAATATTATTATGGCAAAGTTTAATCAAGGATTATACACATTAAGCAATCCTTCTAAGTATATTGGTAAAAGAACACCTAAATATCGTAGTGGTTGGGAATTAGCAGTATTTAGGATGTGTGATCATCATAACAGTGTGATTGCTTGGGGTAGCGAAACACATCGTATCCCATATCGTAATCCACTAACTGGAAAAAACACAACGTATGTTCCCGATTTATTAATGGTTTATCAGGATAACTCTGGCAAACAACATGCAGAAATAGTTGAGATTAAACCTAGTGGACAAACATTAGGAGAAGCACGTGGAGCTCAAAATAAAGCGGCCGCCGTTGTTAATCAAGCAAAGTGGGAAGCGGCTAGAGCATGGTGTAAAGCACAAGGACTTGGATTTAGAGTCATTACAGAAAATGAAATTTTTAACAAACCACAGAACTCTAAGAGGAAGAAGCGAAAATGACAAGAAAACTTGAAGAAGAATTTGGATTACCGCCCATAGAAGATGTACAACTTCCAGGTGAAGATTTACCGCTACACAATCCAGTAGATACACAGAACGAAATAACAGTTACTAGACAAACCATGGAGGTAACAGAACGTGTTGATAGTGCGTTACCTATTGTGCAAGGTTTAGAACAATTGGATAGAGAAATGGACCAATATGCTGACAAAGCAATGGCTACTTTTGATGAGTTGTGTGATTTAGGAAAAAATGTAGAAGATAGACATGCGGCCCCGATATTCGATAGTGCTAGTAAAATGTTAACAGCCGCTCTTCAAGCAAAGCAAGCGAAGTTAGATAAAAAATTAAAAATGATAGAACTACAAATGCGTAAAGCAAAATTAGATTTAGATACTAGAAAAACAGATGCAGCATTAGAAGATAAAGAAGAAGGCAGACCAGAAGAGATTGATGGAAGATTTGTTGGAGATAGAAGCTCAATGTTGGAAGAAATCATGAAAAATTTGCAACCAAACGATAAATAATAATAGCGGAGAATATTAAAATGAAATCGTTTAAAAATTATTTACAAGAGTCAAAACAATCCTACAAGTATAGGATTAAGTTTGCTAATCCCGTATCTGATGAAGATATGGACAGAATTGAAAAACATCTATTAAAATATGATGTTAAAACAGTGAGTGCACCAAAGAAATTAATGTTGCAAAGTACTCCATATGACTTTCCTACTTTAAAAGGGTACGAAGTACATGTTGTTGAGTTTACAACAGAGCGTCCTGCAAGTGCATACCAAATACAAGAAGAAATTAAAAATCTAACTGGTATTAGTGATGGATATATGAAAGTCCGTGCAGAACATGAACCACTAGAACATGAACAACAAGACGAATTCGCTGCAAAAGCAAACGAAACGATTACATTACTCGCTGATGAAGATTATAGTGAGGCAGATAAAATAAACTCAGAAGATTATTATGGTGACAAGTACAACACCAAGTTTGTACAGGAACTGCTCGCTCTGCGTAAAAATAAGGAAAAAGATAATGGCTGATAGAGAATTAAAAACTATGTTTCACCAAGCATCTAATAAATCCACGCCAGTAAGCGAAGGCACAGAAATGGGCGAGATTGGCAACGTACAGATTGACCAATATGCGGGCAGAGATGGTGTTATGGTACAACTTACACCTGTTAATGGTGAAAGACATGTTCAAATGACTAAAGAAGAAGCATTAAAGATAGCCGAAAGGTTAAAGAAATGGGCAAGCAGTGATGAAATTGCACGTCCAGGAGACTACGCTGATGAATCAATAGAAGAAGATCATTACGATTATGGTCCTATTGTAGACGCGATTATGAATCTAGCAGACCGTGAAGATGAGCAATGGGCTGACGATCCAGATATGGACGGCGGCGACCGTGACTACTTCATGATGGTTGCAAAAGGTATTGATAGTGGTGATTGGGAAGAAGCAAGAATGAATATTTTGGACGGAGATACTTCTCCAAAAGAAGAAGTTTTAGAACTTATTGCTAGTATGTCCCCAGAATTGCTAAAGCATATTTTCCCAAGAGATGCAGAAAAAGAAATGTATTTTGCAACAATGAGAGAGAAAAAACAGAAGGAGACTCAAATGGAAACTGAACTAGAAAGAATTCTCAATCTAGCAGGGGTGGTTAAGGAGGCTCCTGAAGAGGTTGAAGAAACGAAAGAAGAAAAACTAGAAGAAGCAAAGTGTGGTTGCTGTAATAATGAACCATGTGACTGCGCCGATGATTGTAGTTGTAAAGAATCAGTCAACGAAGCAAAAGTTGACGAAGACGATGTAGAAGAAGGTAGCATCAAGTATATGCATAGCATGAAAAAAGATGGTAAGTCTGATGAAGAAATTGGCAAAGAACTAAGTATGTCTGCTGATGAAGTTAAAAAAGCAATGAAAAAGACTGAATCTGAAGAATCAACAGAAACACCACTTGAGGAAGAAGAAGAGTTAGAAGAAATAGATGTAGTAGAAGAAAGTCCAACAATGGATACTACACAACTTATTCACTTACTTAAACTTTCTGGTGTTAGTGAAGAAAAGATTACAGACAAGTTACAGGCACTTGAAGAAGCATGGGCTAATACTCCTGAGGGCGTAGGTGAAACAGAACCAACTGCACACGCAGGTGAAGATAATATGGATTTCGCACAAATGGTTAACCTAAGTCTAAAGCGTTACTTAGACGCACAGGATATGAAAGTAAGTGTTACTGAAAGTCACACTGTAGAGGGCATGAAACAAAAGTATGCCGATAAAAAAGCAAAATAATTAATATTAACCCGTTACTATAATGGTAACGGGTTTTCTACCTATATAAATAGAAGTATGAGACCTACACAAGTTTACACTGATCCTAACGGACAGTCTATTGAATTTTATATTCCAGAACCACATACAAAAATATGTATTAACGTATCAGGCGGCGCTGATAGTGCTATTATGTTGTATATGTTAATAAATTATTGTACTAAAAATATACCAGATGCAGAAATACATGTTATTACATGTGCTAACGTAGTAAAAGGTTGGTACAATGCAAAATGGAGTGTCAGTGTAATTGACAAAGTACAAGAACTGACAGGCACAACATTAATTAAAAGTCATTATACATATTATAGTGATGACCAACGTAGAGAAGAATTAAATGAAGCAGAAAAGTTATGTCATAAGAATCATGGGATAACATTTACTATTCACGGAACAACACAAAATCCTGATAAATCTATTGAGTATTTACAAAAAGGTAGACATGCACCGCGTGATGCTGGCCATGGAAGGCCAGCATATAGTCAATTAAATGACAGAGTTGTGCGGTGGATGCCAGTCATGAATGTTGATAAACGTTTAGTAGCATACTTATACAAACATTTTGATATGTTAGATGATTTATTACCGTTTACAAGAAGTTGTGAACAACATAGTGAGGATAATACAGATAAACCAAGTTGGATGGTAACACATTGTGGTAAATGCTGGTGGTGTAAGGAAAGAGAATGGGCATTCGGAAAATTGTAATACAAGCAGATGAAAAAAATGAAAATAACTGCCTTATTTTTGGTAAGAATTGCATGGAAATGCCATATATTCGTGGCGACCATCTTAAAGACTTATACTTTAAAGAACAATACGAATGTGACCAATTAGAAATAAAATTTCCTTGTGATAAGTTGGTTTTAGATGAATGGGATAAAATGTTACAACATCTACCAAAGAAACTAGACCAACTACAAATATGGAATCATCATCATGCGTTTACTATTTGGAATAGTCCATACTATGATAGTCTAACGTATATTATAGATTCGATAAATACTACACATATAGAATTTTGTGATTGTGTATATCCAGATTATGTATATAACGAAAATGATAAAGATAGAATTTTTTATATTTTAGAAAAATATAAACATACACATGAACACTTATATTATCTTAGATTGAATTACTTATGGCAGTAGATACCAAACTTACCAAGACCCCGTATCAAAGGGAAAAATATACTGAACAAGATTTAATAGAGTTGGCTAAGTGCGCCCAAGACCCAAAATATTTTATGACTGAATATTGCTTTATTCAGCATCCAACAAAGGGACGTATGAAATTTGAGCTCTACAATTATCAGAGAGATCTAGTAGACATATATCATAACCATAGATACAGTATTGCTATGCTTGCTAGACAGATGGGAAAATCAACTGCTGCTGCAGGTTACCTATTATGGTACGCTATGTTTAACCCTGACCAGACAATTCTTATTGCGGCACACAAATACAGTGGTGCTCAAGAAATTATGCAACGTATACGTTTTGCTTATGAGACATTGCCTAACTTTATTCGTGCTGGTGTAACAGCATACAATAAAGGCAGTTTAGAGTTTGACAATGGTTCACGTATCATTGCACAAGCAACAACAGAAAATACAGGACGTGGTTTGTCCATTTCATTAGCATACTTAGACGAGTTTGCATTTGTTCGTAATACGATTGCTCGTGAATTCTGGACATCACTTTCTCCTACACTAGCAACAGGTGGTAAGTGTATTATTACAAGCACACCAAACCAAGACGATGACCAATTTGCACAAATTTGGAGAGATAGTTTAAAGAATATTGATGCATACGGTAACGAGCAAGACACAGGGTTAAATGGCTTTGCAAGTTTTCTTGCAACATGGGACGCACATCCAGATAGAGATCAAGAATGGGCAGATGTAGAACAAGGTAAGATTGGTGAAGAACGTTTTAGACGTGAACATAATTGTGAATTTATCGCATATGACGAAACCTTAATTGATAGTATTAGATTAAGTAATATGGTTGCTAGAGACCCGTATGCTAAACAAGCACAAGTACGTTGGTATAAACCAGTTAATAAAGAAGCACTATATGTTATGGGTTTAGATCCTTGTTTAGGCACAGGCGGAGATAACGCCGCTATACAATTATATGAACTACCTACTATGAAACAAGTAGCAGAATGGCAACATAATAGAACACCAATACAACAACAAGTTAGGATTATACAGAGTATTTCTAAGTACCTAGTTGAGGAAGGTGTTGAACCTGATAATATATATTATAGTATTGAAAATAATACATTGGGAGAAGCCGCTATTGTTATGTTAGAGGAAATAGGGGAAGAAAATATACATGGATCGATGTTAACTGAAAGTAAACGTGTTGGCCATGCCACTCGTATTAGAAAAGGATTTACCACAACACATAAGACTAAATTAAGTTCTTGTGCTAAATTAAAGCAGTGGGTAGAAAGCGATAAGATAGAAATCGCAAGTAAGAATCTACTTCGTGAACTTAAAACTTTTGTGGCACGTGGTCAAAGTTATTCAGCAAAAGAGGGCGAATCAGATGATCTAGTAATGTCATTAATATTAGTAGTTCGTATGATACAAGAAATTACTAAGTATGAAGATGTAGCAAATAATATGTTTGATTTAGAAGAAGAAGAGTATGATGAGCCCATGCCAATGAGCTTCTTATAGGTAAAAAAGCATAAATACATTATAAGCAAGGATAAACAATGGAAACTTTAGCAAATGAAGTGTTTAATATTTTAAAAGGTGCAAATTATCAATTGCGCCTGTTTACCGCTGAAGGAAGAAAAACTACTGATCCTGAACAAGCCACACGGTTCTTCGCATATGACGAAGATTTAATGGTTACTTTAAGATTAGAAGATGCAAAACAAGAAATTGTTGTCCAGGCAGGTCAAGGCTACGATGTGCCTTCCAATCAAAGAATACTAAGTGCTATTAAAAAGTCAGCACATAAAAATTTAGGTGAGTTTACAGTGAGAAAGTTCGATAAAAAAATTGCGCCAAAGGACTTCGCACACCAGAGTGTGGTTGAGGGCTTCAGTAAGCCTTTTGGTAGCATAAAAACAAGTTACATTAAAATGTCTGAAGCAAGACTAATTATTAAGCATTCAAAGGGTGTGAATGAAGAAGTACGTGGCGCTCGTAGCAGAAACATTCACTCACTTTTTATTGAGAATTCCCAAGGGGAAAAGTTTAAGTTTCCACATAGATATATGGCGGGAGCAAAAGCGATGGCGATGCACGTCAACGAAGGCGGTACTCCGTATGATGCTAAAGGGGAGGCAATCCTAAGCATTTGTGAAGATATCGCACAATTAAACAAGTTTGTTAGGCATGTACGTTCTAATAATCTTGTTAATGAAAACAATAGTGAAATTGTTGAGACCGTGACGAATAAACTCAAGGCTCAGAAAAACGCTATTAATAGTCTCTCAACACTAAGAGGTTATAACAATTTTCAGGTTCAAGAGAATGTTGAAGATACTGAAAAAAGTGTTGACATATCTGAAAAGTTTTTATACAATACATTTACTACTGAGGAATTATCAAGTTTACTCAATAAAGTAGGTAAGATTGTGGCTGAAAAGAGTGAGAGAGACAGCATGGTAAGAGAGACGATTAAAAGTCTTTATAGCATAATTGAATCTGATTCTGATTTAGGCTTAGTACTAAACGAAAATGATCCAGAACATCCGATGAATCTAATTAATACAGATACATCGACCATGTTGTCTTTCTTGGCTACTCAAACAACCAATGAAGATATTAAAGTTCATTTAGAATCTTTAAGTGGTATTGTAAAAGAAGGAGTAGATGACAAGACACTTGCTCTTATTGAGCAAATGGTCAACTACTTGAACTTAAAAGGCGGCGAGGTAAGCGAAAAAACTAGTGAAAACCGAACTTCCCTTGAAGAAGATGTTATTGCAGAAGTTAGACGTAAAATTTCTCAATAAAATCAATAATTTACTTGACAGTGGGTAAAAAGTATAATACACTGTATAGGCTAACAAAGGCAAAGTGTACTTGAGTACACAACAAAACTAACAAAGGCTAATATAGGAGATAATTATGGCATCTTTGGCAGAAATCAGAGCAAAACTGCTCGAACAAGAAACCCGCACAAGCGGTAACCGCTCATCAGGTGGCGGTGATAATGCAATTTTCGCACACTGGAATATTCCAGAAGGCGCATCTGCAACTTTACGTTTCCTCCCAGATTTAGATGAATCTAACACGTTCTTTTGGAAAGAGCGTCAAATGGTACGTCTTGAATTTCCTGGCATTAAGGGCGGAGACGAACACAAATCCGTAACAGTACAGGTTCCATGCGTTGAAATGTGGGGAGATACATGCCCAATTCATGCAGAGATTCGTCCTTGGTTTAAGGACCCTGGAATGGAAGACATGGGTCGTAAGTATTGGAAAAAACGTTCATACATATTCCAAGGCTTTGTTACAGACAACGGAGGTATTGAGGAAGAAACACCTGAAAACCCAATCCGTAGGTTTGTAATTAGCCCACAGATCTTTAAGATCATTAGTCAGGCACTTATGGATCCTGATTTTCCAGAAATCCCAACAGACTATGAAGCAGGCACAGACTTCCGTGTACAGAAGTCTACTAAAGGCCAATATGCTGATTACTCAACATCTAATTGGGCAAGACGTGAGCGTTCACTAAATCAAGAAGAACGTGATACTATTGAAAAATACGGGTTGTTTAATCTAAATGACTTCTTACCAAAGAAGCCTAACTCAGAGGAACTTGGAGTTATCTTTGATATGTTTGAAGCATCAGTAGATGGACAACTATATGATGTTGAGCGTTTTGGTGATTATTACCGCCCTTATGGTGTTGATGCACCAGGCGGAAATAGAGCAACTGCTCCAGCGGCGGCTCCTGCTCCAGCACCTGCACCAACACCCGTAGCGGCTCCTGCTCCAGTAGTAGAGCAAGCACCTACACCGGTAGCAGAAACTGTGGCGGCCCCTTCAGGAGAAGAAAAACCAAGTGCGGCGGATATTCTAGCAATGATCCGTCAACGTAAAGATGACTAAGGAGTATTAAATGTCTAAACTTTCTAAACTTAAAAAGATCAGTGATAGTTACACGATCTATAATTATGATAACGGTTTTCGTTTTGAAGCGAGCGGTCGTGATAATGATGATAATTACAAAAATGTAAATATTATCATTAATGATGAAAAAGAATTGCTTGAAGTAGTACAAGAAGCAATTGCAATGGAAAAGGACGATTAAACATGGCTAGACCTTTTGATGTAAGCAAGTTCCGCAAAAGCATCACAAAGGCAGTACCAGGTTTAAGTGTAGGCTTTAATGATCCAGATACTTGGATTAGTACAGGTAACTACACACTAAACAAACTTATCAGCGGGGACTTCAACAAAGGAGTCCCCCTCGGTAAGGTAACGGTACTTGCTGGTGAAAGTGGTGCAGGTAAATCCTACATTGCGGCAGGAAACATTGTTAAACAAGCACAAGAACAAGGAATTTTTGTTGTTCTTATTGACTCAGAAAATGCACTAGATGAGAAATGGCTACATGCACTGGATGTAGACACTAGTGACGATAAACTACTAAAACTCAATCTAGCAATGATTGATGATGTTGCTAAAGTAGTAAGCGATTTTATGAAAGATTACAAATCAGAATATGCTGATAAGGATCATGAAGAACGTCCTAAAGTATTATTCGTAATTGATTCATTGGGCATGTTGCTTACTCCAACAGATGTTGACCAATTTAACAAGGGTGATATGAAAGGTGATATGGGTCGTAAGCCTAAAGCACTAACTGCCTTAGTTAGAAATACTGTTAATATGTTTGGTGAATATAATGTAGGCATGGTATGTACTAATCATACATATGCTTCGCAGGATATGTTTGATCCAGATGATAAGATTTCAGGTGGTCAAGGTTTTATTTACGCAAGTTCAATTGTTATTGCAATGCGTAAACTAAAATTAAAAGTCGATGCTGATGGCAACAAAACTTCACAAGTACACGGTATTCGTGCCGCATGTAAGGTAATGAAAACACGTTATGCAAAACCTTTTGAAAGTGTGCAAGTTGAAATTCCTTATGAAACTGGTATGAGCCCATACAGTGGACTTGTTGAGTTCTTTGAAGCAAAAGAAATTCTAAAGAAAAGCGGAAATAGTTTAGAATACATTAGCCCAGTTACTGGCGAAGTAATTAAACAATTCCGTAAACCTTGGAATGCCAACAACAACGGTTGTTTGGATTTGATAATGTCAGAGTTTGACTCTCTTCCTGAAGAAGTACAAGATGCAAACCCTGATGAGGTAATAGAACTTATACCTGAAGAGGAAACTAATGACGATAGCAACGGATAGTGATGTAGAATTCATTCTACAATTATATGATACTACCTTTAGATTCTTGACTGATAAACAAAAGTTGGACTTTGCAGAATCATTTTTGTATAAGTTAGTAGACTATGGTTTTGATGTGAAAGCAAACGCTCAAGAAATTGGTGAACATGATGAATATTTAGATAAGGCAGTTGAAAAAGTCTTAGAAGAAGATGATTGGGATCCAGAAGAGCAATGGCTAGATGAAGAATATGAAGAATGGGAAGATTAAGTGAGTAAATGGTATCGTAAAGTAACTTCAGATATGAGTGATATAGTACCGGCTATATCCCATTTTGAAGTTGAAATAGACCAAGCAAGACTGGAGTGTGGTATGAAAGGCAATCTCGAAAAACAGAGCCGTGACATGCCTGGTATCGTCGAGCATCGTTTCAACCAACTCCAGGAAGTCGAGGCTATTCTCGAATACCTGAACACTGAAATGCGAAAAATTCGCAGTAAGACATTTCGTAAATATTTAGAATCTTATAATAGAGCTCTAAGTAGTAGAGATGCAGAAAAATTCGTTGATGGGGAAGAAGATGTTGTGTCGTTGCAATACCTCATCAACGATTTTTCACTTGTTAGAAACAGATTCATAGGTGTTATTAAAGCACTTGAAGCAAAACAATTTCAAATTAATAATATTGTAAAACTAAGAGCGGCAGGTTTAGAAGATATTTCTTTATAAAAGTGTTGACATCATTTCTAATGGTGTTATTATAGTGGTATAAAGAAACATATGAGGACTTAGCAATGGCTAAAAAGACAATTAAGAATATTGAAAACTACAAAGCAGTTGATGTTCTAGCATTGGCTATTGAAGTTTACGATTTTCAAGGTTTTATTCGTTCTGGCGAGGGTTATACTCAAGTAAATCAAGAAACAGGCGAAGTTACAGGTAAAAAAGAAGATAATAAAACACTTGTACTTGGGCGTATTAATGATAACATTATGCCTCAAGCAGAATCCTTACAAAAAGCACAAACCATTATGGATAAATTTAATGGTAGGTTCATGCTTAAAAAATTACAAGGTGGTATCTCAAATTTTGAGAAGAGTGTTAGTGATGCATTTAGTGGTACTAACATTACAAACTTCCATGTATCTGTTATTGCCAGTATTCCACATATGAATGAAGTAGATAAAAAGCGACAAACTGTGCGAGATAAAATTGAAGCAGTACGTTTTGATAGCGATTTCTTCGGTACACAAAGACAACGTTATGATCTACATGTTGAAGTAATAGATGTTAAATTTGTACAAACAACCGGTGTGTACATGATTACATCTATACATAACAACAAAGATATTATTAAGTTTTGGTGGAGAGACCAACCTGATCTAAGTGATTTGCTTGATGGAAAAACAGTACACATTCGAGGAACTGTCAACAAACATGAGGATTCTAAGTATAGTAATGCAAAAGAAACTATGCTTAACCGAGTAAAAGTATTATCTGCAACATAAAAAAGGTTGACAGTAAGGTATACCGGTAGTACTATATAAGAGTAATGGGAAATAGCAATAGGAGTTGCACATGTCACAAATGGCGTTTAAGACTAACCGCAAAGGTCGTAAAACAAAAGCGGAATCTATTATTTCAGTTGTTGCAGAATCTGAAGTAGAGTCAACAGAAACTGATGCAGAAATTGTAGAACGTTTGCGAGAGCGTTTTCAAATACTTGATGATATGACACAAATGTCTATTGATGGTGTTGTACGTGGTATGGTTGTTACAGGACCTCCTGGCGTTGGTAAAAGTTTTGGTGTTGAACAAGTACTAGAAAAGAATAACTTGTTTGACAAGATTGCAGGTAAAAAACTACGTTTTGGTATTGAAAAAGGTGCCGCTAGTGCAATTGGTTTGTACAAACTGCTTTACACATATGCAGATTCTGGCAACGTTTTGGTACTAGATGATTGTGATACAGTGCTTTATGATGAAACAAGTCTTAACTTGCTTAAGGCGGCACTGGATAGTAGT